TTTGTTTTTGTATAATTTCTTTAGAGGTTTCTTCTATTTTATTTTCTATTTTCAAAAAATCACTCAATTTATCATTTAAACGCTCTTTCATTATTCATCTCCAAAATTTTCATCAAATGTATTGATAAAACTAAAGTTATCTGTTGATAATGCATCAGCAGGATTTGTAGTAATTGTATTTTTTGTGAATTGCTGTGTTTCAACTTCCAAATCTTTAACATTAGTTACAGCTGTTCTAATTAACTTTTGTTCTCTAGGTAGGCCATATAAATGTCCGGCCATATTAAATTGTAGGGTCCAGATTAATGCTCTCCTAGATGTATAATCGCCCTCATAATCGTCGGAATAATCAACAGACTCTAATGACAATGCGGTATCTCTAACCACTCCCAATTCATTGGCCTCTTTGATCGGTATCATAAAGGTTGGAGTAAAATATGGTAAAATTTGTTCTATAATTTGCATAGAGTCGTCAGCATTCTTAGTCATTATAGATAGGCTGAAACCAATATCATATGGAACAGGATTATACACTACATTCTTTTTATCTGTGTCTGTAGTGTTCTGTTTGTGCATTTTCTGAGTTTTAGGGAGTTTTCTGTCTGCTGCGTAATTAAATCCAGAAATTTCGAAACTCATTCTAGGTAATACGATTGCTGGCTCTCCGGCAGTAGTAACTTTATTAATTCTTGATAGATATTTTTCTGTAGGGCCATATGCAACTGGCACTCTAATTACAGACAAAACATTATCGTTTGCATCTGTCTTTTTAATATCTATGTCGTTAAACATAGAACCAAATGCAATCACATAATTTCTGATTGTGTTTCTGTAAAAATATGCATTTCCTAACATTAATAATCCTCACTGAATGGATTTGTTTTTGTAAAGTCGATTACCCCATCAACTGTTGTTGGTGACAATGGAACTAGTCCACTATCTGGATCTGGAGCATTATCTACTGTTGGATCAGAAACGGCTGGATTTGTTGTAGTAAAGTTATTATCAAGTTCTACAACTCCAGTGTTTATAGTTTCATGTGACCATGAGAACAATTCAGAAGTTATTTGATATACATGCATCTTTCCTAATTGAAAGAATGGAACTTCATCTTCAACAAATTTTATTTCAAAAACTTTATCGGTTATTGGGAAATAGAGTAAATCGCCTACTAATGGACGCTCTTTACCAGTCACTGTGAGAAATCTTGAAATGGATACCATCGTAACAACTTGATCTCTGACTTCCAAACCAAATTTAGAAAGCATATCTCCTTCACCTTCAAAACCATTCACACTTTCGATATGCATCTCTATAGTATGTGTTTCTGTAAACGAGCTAAGATTGTCTTCATTGAATATTGTATCTTCGCTTATAATTTCTCTAGGAACATATATAAAGTCCTGTCCATGCATCTGGATAGACTCTATCACAAGATTTCCAATTAAATCTTGTTCTGGTGCAAAATTTATAGTATTTATGTATGGATTAGTAGCCATCGATTATCCAACCATAATATCTACTGGAAGTTCATATGACAAAGACATCTCTTCTTCCAACTTTTCTATTTCTGCGTTGGCTTCATCTAAAATCCTACCACCGTTGAAAGTAATGCCGCCTGGTAGTTCCACGCCCTCATATTTTGTTAAATTCTCACCCCATTGTTTTTTCACTAGAGCTGTTGCATATCTCTTCAACCATCTGTCATTCCAGACATCCGTATATGTGTCTGGATCAATAACTCTAGTGACTTCTATAATTATATTTTCGCCGACAGTTAATGCTTCTGCCCAATCAATATCTAGATGAAGTTTATTCACATGTCTATTATATCTAATCGGAACACGGCCAGTAATTATTTCATTTACCATTTGTAAGTGATCTTGTGTTAATTGATATGTGAGCATCTCTGCGCTTTGTAAATCGTAAACATCATTTAAAAATAATTGATATCTAATGTCAAACATATTGCCAGAAGTATTGTCTGCATGGAAAAGTGGAATAACTTGCTTGATACCAATAATATTATTACTGATAGTTATATATTTGTTATCCATATCTGTTTGAGTTATTTCATGTGCAAGATATGTATCTTCGACTGCATCATAATGATAGTCTTGATAATACTCTAATGCATCATCAATTCTATCTTCAACTTGTTCGTCTGCTACATTTATTTGAATTACTGGAGAACCCAACTTTCTGAGACAATAAGCTTTGAAGTCGGTTCTGGATGTTACTGTGGCCATTAGTCATACCTCTTATTTTATATGACTATTTATATGTTTTTAAGTTTACCCTTCTAACGGAGCTGTTGGCGGCGTGAAGTTTGTGGTGGGGTTTTGTGAATCTATGTAGAGAGCTAAACCATTAGTAATTCGGAAGTCTTGAATGTACCCATCAAAATATGTTCCGTTACCTACAAATCTTTCATACCCTATAACGTGATCATAAGTTTTATCTAACATTGCAACACTTGCGTCATCCGTATCTGACGCAACTAAAGTTCCCCCAGCAAAAAGATAAACACCAGTTCCAAATTTTCTCACTAAAGCTAAATGTGTCCAAGTGTTCTGAGGTGCTGTATTTGATGCTGCGGTTCCAGCCCATTCAACACCATTACTAGAATTGTAGAAAACAAACTTAGGATTAAATGAGCCATTTAAATAAATGCTGTACCAATCTGTTCCAGATGCTGATTGATGCCAAATACCACAGAAACCTACATTTGTTTTGGGGTAAATCCAACATTCTATAGTCCAGTCATTCGACGCAAAATTTAATTCTTTCCTGTGTGGAAATGTTAAATAATCACTATTCCCATCAAACTTCATAGTTTTAGTGTTAGCCCAAGCGCTCGACCTAACCTGATCAGTTGATCCAGTAGTAGTACCATATAGCTTTAGGTTAGAACCTTGCGATTTATCTATAATAGAAGCGTCAGTACCTTTGATGTGTAGTTTAGTATTAGATGGTGTAGCTATAGGCTCTGTTGGCGGAGTGAATGCTACATCACCACCTGAACTACCACCCGTTCTCAAAACAGATCCATTAACTACAACAAGGTCACTAACATGCCCTGTAAGATAATATTGGTTGCCGCCTGCATCGTATCCACCTATAAACGGTCCATAATTAAAAGTATTATAGTCGGTAGCGGAAGTTCCACTGTATCTTAAAATACCATTTACATATATTTTAAACGAATTAGATGAACTTGAATCTCTATTTACACTTACATGATTCCAAGTATTTTGTGTAATAACGTTTGCGCTCGTTGATATATCACCAGTACCATCTACATAATTTCCCCAATTGACGGCACCATTTGAAAGAAGTGCAATGTAATACCCAGAGGCTTCACCAGCCCTGTGCGTATTAAAAAGAGGCCCAACTGCCGCCGCTTGGTGGTATACCCAACACTCAATAGTAAATGAGTTAGTTCCAAAATTAAAATCGTTAGCTGACCCGCCTATTATAAGTTTATCTCCTGTACCATCAAAATATACAGACCCGCCGTGATCGGTTACTGAATATTCATTGTAGTCGTAGGGGCTGAATGGAGATATTTTTGGATTTCCGCTAATGGTTGTAGTATATGCATTAGTAGACTCGTCTTTTAAAAATGGCTTATTAAATAATAAAACATCAGTTCCAGATTCAACAGTTAATCTTTCAGTTGGAGGTGAAAATGTAGTAGTATATTTAGCAGAACCTAGTTTAAAATGAAAGTCAGATAAGTATCCAGTTAATGTGTTTGATGTGTTACCGTCTGCAATCAATGCTCCAATCAATGAATAGCTTGACAACGCTGGGCTGGCTGATCCGCCGGTTTGATTCAAAGATGCAGAATAGTTTACGGTAGTTGGATCTTTAATGCCGTTTATATAGGAACTAATAACTCCAGAGTCTCTACAAATAACTATATGTGCCCATTCGTTAGATGAAATTGTATTTGTGGAAGCATAAATTGAAGGATAGCTATTCCATGAACCTTGAGAAGCGGTTATATTAATTCCACCTGAAGGTTGAATTAATGCACGCCATCCTGTGTTATATCCAGCACTCCAGTTAGAGTTGTTCGCAATCACCACGGTGGATCCTAGTGTAGCATAAACCCATGTCTCAATAGTAAAGTCTTCTGTATTGATTGCTAAGTTGCCATTTCCAAGATCCACATAATCATTACCATCAAAGTACATACTATATCCACCAGAGCGATAAGGGCTAAACGTGCCAGCGTGGACATCTCCGTTTACTGTAATTGTATGATTATTAGAAGAAGCGTCAGTAATATTGTTATTATCAGATGTGCCCGTTGCTGTTGCTAGTAAAGTTGTATATCTACTATTTGCAACTATCACAATAAATTCTAGAGTTAAGTTTGTAGATTTACTTACTGCACCATTAACACCATCAGTTGCATTTATTGTTAGAGTAAATGTTCCAGCATCTGCTTCTGAGGTGCTAGGCGTGATGGTAAACACTCCATCGCTGTGACTCACTGTGGCAATTGAACCTAAACCAGATGTAGAATAACTCCATGTCAAAGGGAACCCTTCTGGATCTGTGGAGACTGCCGTTATGGTTGTTGCTGTGCCATCGATAGCAAGTTCATATGTTCCATTAACTCCAGTAATTGCACTAGGAGCATCATTTTGGACAGTAGCTACTTTATACCAACCAGAACCAGAATATATGTATAGATTGTTGTTTCCTGTTACGAATGCCTGATCTCCATTCGACATTCCTGTTTTTGCAATTAATGCAGCCATATCTGCAAGAACATCTATAGATGCACCGCCAGAAGAAACTTCGGAACTTTCCCAATATCCTTTTGTGGCATTGTAAACATATGTTACATTACCTTCAGTTACTTCTTGTGCATTTGTCGGATTACTTGGAAAATTTATTGCCATTTGTTATTATCCTTGCCAGACCGTCATGTTAATCGCCCCTATTTTATTTCTATATTAGTTCTTTATGTACAAGAACCCTTTTGTTCTTGCTACTCTACCTAGACTACCAGATATATAGTTCAATCCCCCTGCCCCAGCAGTATTTGAACCAAGTGGGCCTGAACCACCATTCTTCAAACCAATCCCCAAAACTCTATCTCTAGAATCGGATGTATCTACATCCGCTGAATGTCCAAATCTGACATATCCATATCCAGCTGGGGAAGGAATTCCATGTTGATAGCCATATCTAAAATACGTTGCTCCAGCATTCCATACGTTGCCGTTAGTATCTTCAAATGCTTGTGTCCAACCTGCTGGTTTCCCTGCATCACCATCTGCTACTTCACTGTTTGCACTTATAGTAGTACTATCATGACTAATACTTGTTGGTACTGGTAAAGCGCCATTTGCAAGAGCTCTTGCAGTATAACTAGTGTGATTATAGTAATGAAAGTGAGTTGATGCATTTGTTCCTAAAGCAAGTCCAGTGGCAGTCGTTTGAAGTGTATAAAATAGTGATGATATTTGATTTGTATTTGAGGACGGATCCAATGCAGTAGTTAGTCCTCCAGTAGTATCAGTCCACACCGAAGAATTATAATCATAAGAGTTGCCTGTAGTTCCATCGGCAACGACCATGACTAGAATCCAAGGGCCGCCTGCCAAATCAAAATTTACATAACATTCTGTCGCCAAATTATCATAACCATCTAAATATAGATTGTAGTTGCCACTTGTAGTAATTCCAGCAGCGGAAATTTGCGAGGCAGACTGAAATCCACTATTTACAGTTGTAGTTTTTGATATGACATGAGTACCGTCTGTGGCCTTTGAACGAAAAGAAAATGACCCAGTATTACTAGATAATGCGAGAGTATAAACACCACCCGATTCAGATACACTTTGTAACTGTGTTGGACTTGTTGGGTTTGTATCGTGTGAATAAGTTACTGGAAACCCATCAGGATCTGATGCCGATACTGTTATTGAAATGTTAGAAGATGGGGCTCCAGCATATTCAGTATTTGGTTCAGTGTTCCAATTTAATATTTCATCTGGCCCAGAATATATTCTATTCCATTCGGTTCCATCCCATACATATAATGCTTTAGTGTCTTGTGCAAATGCGAAGTCACCTTCTGTAGTTCCATTTACAAAGGCAGCAAAGTTTGCATATGCAGTGACTGAAGAACCATCTGCTCCATCTGCTCCCGCTGCTCCTGACTGAGTATTTGGACTCATTTGAACCCATTGTGTAGATGTTCCATCATCATACCAGATAAATGTTTTTCCTACAGAACTATCAAACCACATGTCTCCGTTATTAGGATTTGTTGGCGCAGTATCTGAAGTTGTTACAGTTGCCGGATTAAGAGTTGGGCCTACGGCACTGTTGGAATTCCACACGCCTGCTGATGCATCGTATGTATAGATGATTGTTCCGATTTGGACTGTTTGTCCATTGGCCGGATTATCTGGTAATGATATAGGCATATGTTACGAGCTCCATGTTTGAATTGGACCACTAGATGATGATTCTGATCCACCACCATCATCCCCACCTTCACCACCACTATTTCCAGAACCAATTCTTGGGTCATTCTGTGGTGTAATAGTTTCAAAGTAACCATGTCCATCTCTTTCAAAATATCCCAATGGTGTTTGATTGGACGTAAATATTACTAGTTGAACGGCATTACAGAAACTTGGTGATAGTGAGGCTTTATCGGCTTCTGTACCTATGTATCTAGACGATATAGGGATTTCTAAAGGTGCTTTGGTTGTTGGATTGATAGTAATACCAGTACTATTTTTAGGAGTTACAATACTACCATTACTATCACTTGGTGGATTTTCAATTGATATTTTTTTATTGGTCAAAGTATTTTCAATTGTAGTATCAGTATTATCAACAATTTTTAATTCTGTATTATTTATTCCACCATATGAGCTATTAAATAAAGTTGATGATTTTGATGATGTAATTTTTGTATTACTAATTTTGGAAATTAATGTAATATCTCCAGTGGATTGATAATCTAATATGGGGGGTTTACTGATTGCCTCTGTAGATGGTATTTTAATCCCACCAGCACTGAATGAAAATTCCGCAATTCCATCAGTGACAGAATTTTGTATAGCACCAGCAGTTCTGAATGTAACCCAAAAAGAAGCACCACCATTAGGTTTAATAAAAAAGCCTGTTGGATTATATGCTGTATTAGAAAAACTAAAGTGGCCCGCTGTGCTTGATCTAGTGGTGATATCCCAAGGAGTGGATAATGTATAATAGTCAATTCCATCGCCAGTACTACCTACAATATATAAAACAGTTCCATCATCTTTTATAGAAATTGCTTGAGCTGCACTTTCACCACTTTGTGATATACTTTTAAAGTCTGTTTTCGTTGAAATATCCCAAGGGGTTGTCAGTGTGTATTGACTAAAATAATCATCCCCACCGTCACAGTAATACATTATACTGCCATCTGGTTTAAAATATAATCCGCCAGCACTTGTTGCAGTGTATCGATCTACAGTTTCTTCGTTTACTGGAGTACTGGAAACTGTTGTAATATCCCAAGCGGTTGACAAATCATATTCTGATATTTTTGTAGCCTGTGCGATATATAACTTAGTGCCATCAGACTTTAAGAAAAAATCTTTAACATTTGTACCAAAAGAACTAGTGTTTGTAATTCCAGTGAGACTTGAATTTGAAGTTATATCCCAAGGTGTTGACAAAGACACTTGATATACAGCGTCTGTAGACCAACCACTAAAATACACAACAGTTCCGTCTGGTTTGAAATGAACACCACTTGGACTAGTATCTGCTGTGCCCACATTTAATACAGGTTCGCTACCAGAAGATGTTGTACCGTTTCTTGTTAACCAATCCCACTCATATCCATTTTCTACTGGGCCATTTGAAGAAATTCCAGTTGTATTACTAATAAATAATTCTGTATTAACTGTATCTCCATTAGACTCAAACAAGTCCAAATTTGCATCATGAATTGGAATTTTAGAATTTGTTATTTTTGTTTCTAATGTATTTGTTGTGTTTCCAACATTGATATTAATATCTGCATTTTTTGTGGTGAATCCAGTATTCCAAGTACCATTTTCTATTG